GTGCAGGATTCTGTCATTCGCTCTTTGTATGAAAACGCCAGTGGGAAACTGAGTGTTGTGACTGATGATGACATCTCAGTTAACGCATGCATTGCATTCTTGGAAGCGGAAGCGGCTGGTGATCGGCTGAAGAAAGAACACATTGAGGCATGGTTTGATCGTGTGTGCGCGGATAACACTGCAACACTGATCGCGGAGAAACTGGGATTCGCAAGTGATGGGCAGGAACTCACGCAGGATCAGAATATTGTGATCGCAAAGCATGTGAAAACATACCGGGATATTCTCAGTATGCTGGCAGGCGGAAAAACCATTCTCACTCCGGTACAAATCAAGAGTTGCAAAACTGTGATTGATGTGTGTGAAGATGATTCGGGTATTGGGCAAAAGCTGATGGCGCGATTGACTGCAATGGAGTCACCTAAAAAGGTTGCGGAGTTTCTGGAACTGTAATATCCGACACCCCTGCGGAACTAACCGGTCTCCGGCCGGGCTCCCGTTGGGGTGTACTTACACATATCTCTTTTCAATAATTGATATGTGTAAGTATCATCCGGTATGGCCCAACAGTCTAGTGGTCCCATTGCCTGCCAGACTGCCAGACTGTCGGACCCCCTGTACCCCCTCCCTCGGGTGTTCGGCACCTAAGTTATGTGTATGCTCTATAGATATATGTGTGTATATTACCATTCCATATCCTTCTGTATGTTTTCATTTTAAATACCCCCTAAAACATACCCGTAAGAAAAATGGGGTATGGGAATCCATATATAGGTGTACTTACCATACATACGTGTAATCTAAGGTATATGGGGTAAGTTAGTGTATGCATGCCCCCTTGACGCCACCGGTGGGGTGTGGCAGTCTAGCAGTCCAGCAGTCAATTTAGCTGTTTCCTTTAATCTAAACAAATTGATTGGAGTTAATATGTACTCAGGATACATTCACGTTTATTTCTATGCACGTAAGCATTTCAAATTTACTCCCGCGCGTGCATGGGTTTATGCATTGAATGCTAAAACAAAATATGGATATTAAGTATGAGTTACAAAACATATCCCCACCAAAACCTAGCTGCCAGAATAGCAACCACTTCATCAGTACCTAAAAACAAAACAGGTAAAGATAAGGTGAGTGCAAAACAAAAAGCCAAAGATTCCATGCAACCATGCGATGAACTCGCAGCGGTTTTTGGAGTATGTAAGAAACCATCTATTTCTAGGAGTAAATTGTAATGATCGCTTCCATTACCCCCACTGGTCATATTGTTTTTAATACTCCCAAACATGATCCTTGGGATTGGATTGCTATGATGCGGGACGCTTTTCCCAATACCTACATTGGTTGTTATGATGGGTATGAGAATTGCTTGTGGTTTTCTAAATACTCATTGGATTAATAAACAATAATGTACATTATCCAACATATTTACGGCCGCACTTGGGAAACTGATTGCATTGCCGAAGCAAAACTATACGCCTTAGGTGGTATCCTTGATTCTGGATATACAGTATTTAAACAAGGATTCACTCATGGCCTTTGTATTTTGGAATTATAATGCCTAAATTTCTATATTATATCCCCATCACTACATTCCTATATGCATATGGTGGTGGTTCTCCTCCTGAGGATTACCTAATAGAATCCTTACAGGAACAACATAGCCAACTTACTGGAACTCCTGATAAAGAAATCATTCCAGTAAGTTGTGAGTCCTTTCCGGAACAATGTATCTAGGAATACCTACTTACTTATAGGGGCATATAATCATGGGCTATATTGTAACTAAAAATGGTTTTAATGTGGGCGATAAAATTAAACTTACAAAAGAACTTAAATCTATAAAAGGAACATTTACTGAGGGAAGTGAAGTTTACATTATTGGAGTAGGAAATAGAGGTTATGACATTAAAGATGCAGAAGGAAACCAAATGTTTGAGTGTGGTTGGTGCATTGGAGTAGAGGTAAAATGAGCATTCCAACCCCTAGTAATAAGAAATACCGCCCATATTTCACAATATCCGAACTACAGGAGATTTCCCTATGTCTTAAATCCCATCCTACCCCTGCACGCCTATCATTGGTACAGTACCTAGAGCGGTTTATTATCCAAATAAATCATGGAATCATAACAACTTCCTATTCTCCTAATCCACGCCCAACACTTTCCCAAAAACTTGGATTCTCAGATACAGGTGATGTGGAAGTTCCAATTTCCCATGAAATAACCGGAGAAATGGCATATCAAAAACACCTTATTTCCCCAGCAACTTGTACTCCAAAAGAAATAGCGGAAGCAATGGAGTATCGCTATACACATGATCTAATGAGTAAGCAAGAAGAGGAACAGTATGAACAATCTCTCTTTTCCAGTAATGGGAGTTCCAGTAATGCTAACTAAACTTACCAACCTATTTACCAACCTATTTACCCGTCCAGTAATCACAACCCAACTACAGGAAACAATCAATGACCTAGAATTTGCAAGTATCCAGAAACATCTGGAAATGATTGCAGCATCCCATGATTACCAAAAACTGATTAATCAAAAGGAATATCTGGAATCACTCCTCCCACCCACAATTACGGGTTCCAGTAATACTACCCAATAGTTTCCAGTTTTAGTAACTTTCCAGTAAGTTATCCAACCCAGATCCTAAGGCCTAAATATATGAAAATCCTATGTTCCTATTCCGGAATAGAATTTGATGTATCCCACTTTCCGGGTACATTCCATTCCCGGGAATTGCATCATCCAATCTTTTCCCTTCCCCAAAAATCTCTCCTAAATTACACAGGAAAATGGGCGGCCGGGGAATTAACAACTACTGATTCCTATCTCCTTTTCCTCGCACTCCTACATTCCAGTGAGCAATTGGAATTCCGTATTCCTTGCAAGCGAAATCATCTTACTGATGCAATTGTCGCTGCAAACATGGAATACCTAGTTCGTACTGTTATAAAACTAAATACCATTCGCACCCCAGGTTCCGTATTCCCTTCCTTTGCAATTACCCAGGATACATGCACACTTAGTAATGTGCATTATTGGATTGAAATCTGGGAAAAATGTTACCTAGATTTTGCCAATGGTTCCCGTAAGGATATTCAAGATCGTAAACTTGTGCATCGTGAGGCTGCACTTGTAAGGATGATTAAGAATCCGCATAAACACATTCGGGAATACGCATCCAGAATTGCGGATTGGGCATCCATTGCAGGATCATTTCCTACTTTTGCTTTGGTTAATCCATTCTCTCCAGTAGGTAAGCCAGCCAGTAAGATTCAGTGTGACGAATACTGGAAGGAAATCATTGTAAGAAGTACACGTAATGAACTCCTGTATTCCATTCCTGATAATGATCTCCAGGAACTCCTAGATCATTGTGAGGATAACATCCCCGCTGGAAGTATCTTTTCCCACGCACTATTCAATGCATTGCGGAATGCACAAGCTAAGAAAAAGAACTTCCTAGGTCTTGGTGATTTTGACTTGCAATCTCGTTATTCCCTTGTTTCGGATACAGGGAATGCAGAAGCAATCAATATGCAAGCACTCATTGATTCCGCACCAACTGAGCTTCCAAGACCGGAACAATATCCTACTAAGTTTGCATATATGAAAGCTAAAATGCGCTGGGATATTTCCCAAAAAGCATCGCGCGCAGCAGGAGAAGCTAAATGATCCTATCCCCAAAAGATATGCAAACCCATGTTGCAATTTCCGAATATGCAAACCAATCCCCTCACCACAAAGCAGTCCTAACCGATTGTCTTAACACCTTTTCCATATTCTCCCAAGATACCCGCAAGGAACTAGATAACTATTTTCTACTATATTGGGAACCATCCTATTTCCTGGAATGTCTTACAGGGGATGATAAGAATACAATTATTCGTAACGGCATCCCATACATTGTAATATACCAGGAATTATTGAGTCCGGAATATATCAATATATATAAACGCATCAGGCTTTCCTTTAGGAGAATTACTGGTGTTCCCAATGGGTTTGTACTGGTGAGAAGTTTTCGAGAAAAGGAAGTATCATGAACATCTTTGTCCTCCCAATGTTTATCGATGGCTATACTTGGGATGGTGAAGAATCTGTAAGATTCGACCAATTATCTGGATTGATGTGTTTTGATTCTCAAGAAGCCGTTGATGAGTATCAAAAGAAGTATCCAGAAACTAAATTTGATACTGTATACTCTTGTGAAATATTCAATATTGAAGATGTAAGAAAAATGTCATGAACATATTTGTCTTACATAAGAATCCAGAAATTGCTGCATCTTATCATTGTGACCAACTCAAAATCCCCACTATATAAATACTGATCACACAGTATAGTGACATCTCTTATCAAGGAGTTACTATGTCTTTATACAATAAAATCATGATGCCCGGCCGTACACAGGGCCGAGTTAAGATTTTATATGAAACAAATAAAAGAATTTATAGGCGAACTGTGTGGAAATGTCTCTGCTACTGTGGTAATTTATTTGAGGCTACTACGCTACAATTAAACAGAGCATTACAGCCTCAAAAATCTTGTAGCTATTGCAGAGACCAAGAAAAATACAGGCCAGAATACACGGCTTGGGTAAATATGCGAGACAGATGTTCTAATGAAAATCATCCAGCCTATCATAGATATGGTGGCAGAGGAATTTTTGTTTGTGACCGCTGGAATAAAGATTTCCTGTTCTTCTTAGAAGATATGGGATTTCGTCCTACAGCTATACATACATTAGAAAGAGTCAATAATAATTTAGGCTACTCTAAAGATAATTGTGTGTGGCTACATCAAAGTCTTCAAGCATCCAATAGAGGTTAATATGAATATTTTTGTTCTTGACAAAGACCCAGCAGTCGCAGCTAGTTATCACGCGGATCAGCATCTTCACAAGATGATTCTGGAATCAGCGCAAATGCTTTCCACTGCAATGTGGAAATGGTTTCCAGATTCTCGCCCATATATTTATAAACCAGCATACGAAAACCATCCATGCACTCAATGGGTTTGTAAAAGTAAGAATAATGCTGCATGGGTTGCATATCTAATGCAAGAACTCCAAAGTATCAGGTACTCAATCGGATGTGAAGAACATTCTGCAATGAAAATTCAAAAGATTTTCTGGGATTGGGTAGATACAGATATTGAAGGGCCAGATGAGTTTGTATTTGCTGGTATCCCCTCCATAGCAATCCGTAACGAATCCGTAGTACAGAAATATCAGCGTTACTACAGATTTAAGCATAAGCAGTGGGCACTTGACAGCCGCCGCGCAATGAGTTATAAAGGCCGCCCTGTTCCTAGTTTTATAGCGGATCTTTTCCAGTAAGGTTCCCATGGAATACCTAATCATGTTAGATATACGCCGTGTTTATGGTAAACTACTTACAACAGTTTATCACTATCCTGACGGATCAGTATTCATATCTGCAAATAAAACTGAACTCAAGGAAACAATCCAAAGGCTAGAATCTGACCCGCAGATAAGTAATGTGTACCCAGTAGTACTTAAGAAAGCTAAACTGTAATGAATCCAAACACTCCACAACCAAGTTCCAAAGAAAAGCTATTAGCACTGGCTGCTAAAATCCGTGCTGAAAGACTGGCAGCGCAAGCTCAAGAAGTTCCAGCTCCAGTAACCACCACCATTGATTCCCGAGAAAATAATCCTAAATACAAATATAACTTTGACATCCAAGATTATGAAGAAGTAGATGAACCATCCGACCCGCAGGATGAAAGCAATGACCATATATACGATAAGTATGGAAACCTAATCACCCTAAATGCAAAGCAAATGGAGTTTGTTTCCCTTGCTGCGTCCGGCGCTAGCTGTGTTCTTATTGGTGCAGCAGGTACTGGTAAAACTACTTGCCAAAAGGCAGTAACTGCGGCCCTAATTCAGAATGGATACGCGGGTATTCTAAGTGCACAGGGGCATAAGCATCTTCTTAGTGATACTCCAGGAATTGTTATTTGTGCCTATACCAGGCGCGCAGTTGCAAATATCAAGCGTAATCTTCCCACTGATTTGCAAGCCAATGCGATCACCATTCACAAACTCCTAGAGTACCAGCCAGTTTATTATGAAGTGATTGATGAGACAACAGGAAATTCCAAAACCACAATGAAATTCGAGGCGAATCGTAATGCGATTAATCCTCTCCCACCGTCCATCCGTACCATTATCTTTGAAGAGAGTAGTATGTTAGGTACTGATCTTTATCAGGAGGTTATCAATGCGTGTCCGCATAATCCACAACTCATCTTTTTGGGTGACATTCAACAATTACCACCTGTTTTTGGGCCGGCAATTCTCGGGTTTAAGCTTCTTGAACTCCCAGTTGTTGAACTCTCAGAAGTATACCGTCAGGCTTTGGAGAGTCCGATTATTTCATTGGCACATCGCATTTTATCGGGTAATCCTATCCAAGTAAAAGAATTTGATAGTTGGAAACACGAAGGGCAAATGACTATTCGCCCCTGGAAAAAGAAGATTGATTCCCTTAATGCAGTAATCACTCTTGGTGCTGTATTTAAACAATTTGAGGAAGCGAATGTATACAATCCAGATGAGGATATCATTCTCCTTCCCTTTAACAAAGCATGTGGCACTGAGGAATTAAATAGAAGTATTGCTAACCATCTTGCGCGCAAACGTAATGCAACCACATTCCAAATCATTGCAGGATTCGTAAAGGTTCATCTCTCAGTTGGGGATAGAATCCTGTATGATAAGGAGGATGCAACAGTAATTAGTATTGAGAAACACCCAGCATATAGCGGTGCGCAACCACTTCAGGAATCCACTACTCTTGATTATTGGGGCCATGATCCAGTAATGCATTCTCGGAGTGAAGATGGTGATGACGATGGTATGGATTTCCTCCTTGCACAAGTTGCATCCACTGAAAAGGAGGATAGGGTAAACAAAGCATCCCATAAGGTTAAGATTTGCCTTACCGATTCCGGACAAGAAATCACCCTTGAATCCGCAGGGGAAATCAATAGTATCCTTCTCGGGTACTGCCTAACTGTGCATAAGGCACAAGGTAGCGAGTTCCGTAAGGTTTTTTTCTGCTTGCATAATTCTCACGCAACTATGCTTTCTCGTGAACTTTTGTACACAGCAGTTACTCGTGCCCGAGAAGAGCTTTATGTAATTTGTGAGCCTGAATCTTTTGTCAATGGAATCCTATCTCAACGTGTAAAAGGTAATACTATTGCAGAAAAATCTGAGTATTTCAAAGGAAAGGTGCTTAAACAACAAGAGCTTCTGCGATAATCCCCATGGGACAGGAGTGGCGAATTATGTTATATTACAAGCTCCTTAACTTTGGAGTGTATCATGACTCGTCCCAATAAACAGTTTGGTGAATTAACTACTATTAGTTTAAGCAAAAATCCTAGTGGTCACTGGTACTGGCTATGTAAATGTTCTTGTGGAAATACAAAAGAAATAAGAGAAGTTCATCTTCGTGATGGTAAGTCTACTAGTTGCGGCCACTGTAATCATAGGGAGTTACATCCATTTGCTTATAAATCCTGGGATTCTATGAAACAAAGGTGCCTTAACCCAAATGCACCCGATTATCCCAGATATGGCGGCCGAGGAATTACTATTGACAAAGCCTGGATATTACACTTCATGAACTTTTATCGCGATATGGGAGATCCTCCTACTTGTTCTCTTACAGGAAATAGATATACATTAAACAGAAAAGATAATAATGGACCATACACAAAAGATAACTGTGAATGGGCGTCAATACATACTCAAAATAACAATAGAGCTAATAGTTTGCATCCAGTTATTGCAGAACTTAGAGTAAGAAGGTACTTAAAGAGCCGGGGAAACTAAGACTATGGGGACCCCCTTGACACCTAATCCATCCCCCTGTATATTCCCATCATCGGCTAAAGGGAACTGCCGATCTAATCAAAGTTCCCAACTATCCCACCAATCTTTTCTCAAGGATACTGAAAATGTCTGATGTTATTGTTGCCAACGTTGATAAGACCGTTACCGCTTCTGAAATGGCTTTCCGTTTTAAGAAGGATAAACTCGGTGCTAAGCGCGCCGATGTTAAGATCACTGCAAGTGTTCCCTCAGTTGATGGTATTGTTGACATCCTGACTCGTGGTGATGTTAAGGAAGTGCAATTGCTTCTTGATGCTTGCTACGATGTTGTTCGTACTGCCGCTGCTGGTGTTATTGGTGATGACGAGAATGTCACTTCCGATAACTTCCCGTATGACAAGATCACTTGGAAGGCAATTGCGAATCAACCCAAGGAAGATCGTCGCTCTAGTGCTATTTCCGATGAAGCATACGCTGCATTCTTCGCTGATTACATTGCAGTTATGCCTGGCCTGACTGGCAAGAGCGAAGAAATGGTTACCAATGCTACCTTGGTGTATCGCAAGAAGTTTGCACCTTGGAAGTCGGATAAGAAGACCATTGGTAAGCTGAAGGAACAACTGGGCCTGTATATCGAACATTCTCCGAATGCTGAACAGCACCAAGAGATTCTGGATATGCTGATTCGCCGTGCTGATACTTATCTGGCTGCGGATGATCTGGTTGCGGTTGCAAGTAACCTGTAAGCTGCGCTTAGTTCTCTCCCACTAAGTAATATGAATAGTCTGGCCAACTAAGTGGGTTGCAGGTCCTTCAAACGGTTAATACCTACCTAGCAATTAGAGAGAAAACGTCCTGGACATGACGCTTAAACTGTCCACTTATTGTGCATATTTATCTCCATCTTAGAACCTAGTTACTTATAGAAGTGGTTCCGCGAAGCTCCTCACTAGTGTCTGTAAGTAGGTCTATTGTTAAAAATCCGCAAGGATGCTAGGGTGGAGATAAATAAATACCAAGAATTATATGCGCCAGTATGAACCCATCTGGAATAAACTAAAACAAATGCCGTTACGTGATGCATCTACAATAGGTGTCTCGCTAACGGCAAATCGCGCTTTGCATCGTAGAATTGTGAAGGCGGTACAAAAAGAAAAGTATGGGGATGTTGCATATAAAATAAGTATTGAACCACTAAAAACAGTTCTCTCATACACACGCAAAGATTCCCTCCTCACCTTCAGATTACATATTGCTGAAGGTTCCATTAACTTGTTAGATCATAGGCACCTGTAATCCCATGAGCACACCTGCAAAAGAAGATATTCGAGTAGTTAACGGATACATCATTTCCCAAACTGAGAAAGCTATCCTATTTGAGTGTTACGATATTGCTGGCCTATCAGTTTGTTCTGAGAGTGGTAATCCAAAGAGAGAGTGGTTTCCTGTTTCCCAATGTACTAAGATCCACAAAACCGCAGCACAGGATGAGATGGATTATATCCATGTTAATGCTTGGCTGTTGCGTAAGAAGGAGATGATCTGAAATGGCTGAAGTAACCATCCCATTCGCACTTCAAGAAAGCATTACTGCACTTCAGAATGCTATCCTCCACAAGCATCCAACAATGCCAACCCTGCTACGGGAAATTCATACAGCATTGCGCAAACAACCGGAAAATGTGATTCTTTTAAGCGAGGATGAAATTGCTACCATTGTTACCGGATTGCAACACCAAACAAATACATTCCTAGCGGAAAGCGTATCTAAGAGTAGCAAGAGCACTAGCAAGGTTGCATCGGTTAAGAAACTTGGTGCGGATGCATTCTAATATTCACAAGGAATACATATCATGAGTTCCCCTCCAGCAGCAAGATTTTTAGATGACAAACTTAGTGCACTTGCAACCATTGCTTTACTTACCAAGCGCCTGGGGAATAATATTACTATCACACAAAAAGATTTGGATGAAGTTGCATATGTAAATCTTCAAGAACATTGGAGTCCAGAAATGGATTGTCTCACACTTGAAGTAATTGAACGTACAGCAAATTAACCCTAGCACTCCTAAAAACCATGTATGCAAATCAATATTGCCCTGGCTTTCAGGGCTTTACTACTTCCGCCACAACAGTATAAACTATTGCGAGATTGGTTAGAATGTGATCCACCCAATCCTACACCGCTCACAATACATACTCCACTACTTCAGGAAATAACACAATGTCTTCCTCAGAACACCTATTCGATTCATTTCTGGATGATATGGCATTGGACAGCGCAAGTTCTGGGGGACTTATCCCTGGAGGAACAAATGGTTCTTCATCAGGAAATTGGTGCGAACCCGGCTATGAAGGAAACATTGATTACCGGATTCGCCAACTTAGCTACTCGTCAATCCTTACACTACATTCCTGCCCCCGCAAGTACGAACTTTATAAAAAGCGAGCAACTGCGGCCCCAGATTCAGAAACTTCCACAATCACATTTGCTTTCGGACACGTCGTTGGAGAAGCTATCCAACTTGCGCTCACGCCTGAAGTAAGTGAACAGGAAATCATTTGGAAGATGTTTCTTGGTTGGCACACTGATCTCTTTTCAATTGATGAGAAGGGATGCAAAAGCTTTTGGGATGCAGTGATTGCGCTCAAAAGATTCAAGGCGATGCAGGAAGCAGGTTTCTTGCAGGAATATGAACTGGTTATTTACCAAGGAGTACCCGCTTGTGAGTTATCCTTTGCTATCAATTTCCCTGATGGGTTTCGTTATCGCGGCCATGTTGATGCAGTGCTTCGTCATAAGATTACAAACGAGGTCCTTGTACTCGAATGTAAAACTACTGGGTCTGCAACTCTATTCCCCAGCACGTATAAAAATTCAGCTCAAGCTATTGGTTATTCAATTGTTCTTGATGCTATTTTCAGCGACCTATCATCTTACAAAGTTCTTTATCTAGTATACCAAACCAAATCCAGGGAGTACACACAAATCCCATTCACCAAAACCTATCTCCAACGTGCACTTTGGATTAGGGAATTGTTGTTGGATATCGAAACCATTAAGATGTATGAAGAAGCGGGCGTATGGCCCATGCACGGGGAGTCATGTAATAGTTTCTTCCGGGACTGCGAATACATTAATACCTGCACACTATCCAATAACCATATAACAATGCCATGCACTCCTGAGATGGAAGATAAAACGGAATATCAGGTAACACTCACACTCGCTGATTTGTTGGAAACACAACTTGAAAAGGTATCATGAAACTATCCCAACGCACCCAATCTAAGCATCATCACATCCTACTATTCGGGCCACCCAAATCTGGTAAATCCCTACTCGCAGGGAAACTATCCGCAAAATACAATCTCATATGGTTTGATCTAGAATCAGGAAGCAACACATTATTCCAGCTCCCTACTGAGTATCAAGAGCGCATTGAACTAATCAACCTTCCAGATACTCGTGGCTTTCCCATTGCAATTGAAACCTGTCTCAAGGTAATTAAGGGCGCGCCAGTAGATATTTGTGAGGAGCATGGTAAGGTAGGTTGTGCAATTTGCAAACGAGATGGCAAGCCATTCACATCTGTAAATCTAAATGCTATTGGTGAAGATACAATTGTAGTATTCGATTCCATCACTCAGCTTACCAATTCCGCAATCGCACACATCACAAAGAACCAGCCTGAAGATTACAAGATGGAGTTTGATGACTGGGGAAATCTTGGTAAGCTAATGGATACATTCTTTTCCTATGTGCAGCAAGCACCATATTCCGTAGTATGCATTTCCCATGAAACTGAAGTGGAGATGGTTGATGGAAAGAACAAGATTGTGCCAACAGCCGGCACCCGGAACTTTTCACGGAACACTGCCAAATATTTTGATGAAGTGTTTTACTGTGAAGTTAAGAACAAGAAACACATGGTTGGAAGTAGTACTACCTACGCAAATAACATTCTCACTGGCTCACGCAGTGGGCAAGTTACAGAAACAGATTCAGATGCATCTCTCATCCCAATCTTTACAGGTGAGCGTAAGCCAGCAGTCGCACCAACCCCAGCAACTAATGCCATAAGTGCATTGCAAAGACTGAAAGGAATGAATAAATGAGCGCTCCGTATATTGTTATTGCAGGTTACATCAATGACCAAGAAGTACAACACATTGTAGGTTTGTATCTTACTAAAGCAGAGGCTGAAAGTGAAGGCACTAAGTATGTAAAGGAATTTCCAGGCCAAACTGTTAATATTTATTCCTGGGAAATGGGAATGAAATCTAGTAATATTGTGAACGTGGAGCGTGAATGGTATTCTGGATTTGAAGTTCCAGTAGCTTGGGCGCCTGCTCCAGAATCTTCCGCTATGTACCCAAATACTGATATGCCAATTGCAGAGGAGCCTTCAATTGAGTAATCTTACAATTATCCCAATCAATTCCCTTCGCCTAATTGGTATTCATGGCCACGCAGGTGTTGGCAAGGATACAATCTCCGCATATATCCACTCTAATTATCAGAAAGTATATGGTGAATCCTTTGCTGACCCGCTGAAAGATGCATGTGCTTGCGCATTTGGTGTTGATCGGGAATACTTTGATGATCCTGATCTGAAGAATGTGGTGCATGAATACTGGGGTGTTACTCCTAGGATGATGGCACAGTTTGTTGGTACGGAACTCTTTAGGAATCATTCCAGTGAACTTCTTAAACATGATAAGCGGCTTTTGGATAGTTTTGAGGCAGCAAATAATTTTTGGATCACTCGACTCGCTGGCCGCCTTTCCGGATCCCTTAATGAATACAAAACTTCCCCATACACTCCAGGAGATTGCGTTGTAATTGCTGATGTACGCTTTCAAAATGAATACGATTTCATCATCCACAACGATGGCATTGTCATCCATCTTACTCGTCCTGGCTTTTCTGGTGATGTCGGAATTTCTGGACATGCCAGCGAAGCAGGTATTGCTAACTTCCACACACCGGAGGCAACTTTCCATGTAACAAACTCAGGCACCCTTAACCAATTGTATGAACAAGTAGATGCAATCATCGGTGATCGCTTGATGCGTGAGTCTGATGGTTTCCCCCTCTGAAACACTCGCAGATATTTATCTAAATCTGCACAAATCCTTTCAACCTGTAATTAATAAACTGGTAACACATATCATGAGCGAATTCAACATCGACAACATTCTTGACGGCACTCTGGATGATCTGGCTGACCTGCCGGAATTCAAACCATTTCCTGCTGGCACTCACAAAGCTATCATGAAGATGGAACAAAAGGTTGTTAACAAGCACCCTTCCATTGAAGTGAGTCTCAAAGCATTGGAAACTGTGGAACTGCCCAGCGGTAGTGATGCTGAGCCAGTTTCTGTTGGCCAAGAAGCCAGTGTTCTGTACATGCTGGACAATGAACTGGGCCAGGGTAAATTCAAGAAGTTGTTGCAAATGCTCGCTACTACTTATGGTGCGGATAAAACCAATCGTCAGATCATGGAGGAATCGCAAGGTGCTGAGGTTCTGGTTGTGACTACTCTGCGCCCGAATAAGGATAAGACGAAGATGTATATGGATATTGACGCGGTGCAAGTTGTTTAAGCAACGCGAATCGGATTACTAATCCCATGCCCCCTGAAATATGGGGGTATTTATTAGTAACTTCTTTCTCATGTGGCATAAAATATTATGAAGATACGAAAACGTAAGTACATAATCAAGTACAAGTATTACGGCTTTGGAAAGGGTTTTAATTACTTGTTTATATTGCGGCATCTAAGAGATATAGAAGCTGCAATATTTTTCTGATAACTTGGGCCGTTAGTTCAGTGGTTAGAACAGGGTACTCATAATGCCTTGGTCGTTGGTTCAAATCCAACACGGCCTACCAATCACGTAGTATCCCAGGATGGTGAAATTGGTATACACAGCAGACTTAAAATCTGCCGATTCCGAAAGGATCATACGGGTTCGACTCCCGTTCCTGGGACCAGTTAACATAGGAATACGTATGCCCAGCACAGTGTTTAAAGATGGTAATTCTGAGGTTTCAAAACAATTACGTAAAACACTAAGAGCTCCTTACATATATAGGTATCGTCCTGTACCCTCTCATGAACTTTACTTTCTGAGAACTAATTCTGAAACATTACTAATAATTAATGGGTGGAAGTTTGTAAAAGTAAAAACTTTTATGGGCTATTATACTGTAATTACTCCAGATGATAAACATTTTTGGCGGTGTGTATGAGCATTCCAATTCCTACTCAGCCTACTAATCCAGATAACAAACCACTTCCTACTAATCCTTCCTCCCCAAACAAACCCAATGTAAAGGATTTCGATGATGAATGCAACTGGTCCCAACACCCAACAAACCCTGCCATTCAAATCAACATCATCACAGGAAGATTTCGTACTGCCGGATACAAACCTGAAAGCATTTGAACTTGATGGTGTGGTTTATGTCCGGGTGATTCCTGGGAAGAAGTTGTTTAATAGCACAATGGTACATTCAGTTGTGAATCGTGGAGATATCTTTGCTGTAAGGTTGGAGGATTCCATGCTTACTATTGTCCCGGGAACTGCTAAGGTACGGCACTTTGGGTTGAGTGTTGGGGTGGCAAGTATTGGAGTAGCAAGTATTGGGGAGAAGCTGTGATGGCTGACATTGGAACTTGTAGTAATTGTAGGTTTGCAGAACATCGCTATCCCCAACATAAGCATTACCCGTACACGCCCTTAGTAACTCTTTGTCGTTACAATCCACCAAAGATTGTTTCACTTAATAGTGATAGAGCTGAGTGGCCAGTTGTGCAAACCAAAGATTGGTGTGGTAAGTGGGAGTTGCAAACGAAATGAGCACAGCTAAACCTTTTATTTCCTGGCATTTCCATACAACCGCTTTCTGGATTCGCATAGCCAATATTGTAATCCACTGCAAAACGGGTACACCTTATTTTAGTGAGCGATACGGTTATCAAAAATACTGGCCTAAATGGAATTATTGGCGTATAGGAATCTTGAAAAGTAGCACAGGAATTTTCAAATGAATTGCCTATTCCTCGGAACCTCAGAAGATAAAGCATACCTTCCCCACCTGAAGGGTTCCTTCAATGGCCTCAACACCTATGTATGCCTAGAACCCTTTACAATGCTCTCCCAACTGGAGATGTATTGTTCTTCCCGTAACATCACTCGTATTGCAAGTACCAATACCGCCATCCTTTCCAAACTCCTGGAGCGGGAAGGTAATGTAAAAGATAACCCCAAGCTTTCAGATTATGCAGGCTCTCTGTTTGCATACAAGAATCTGGAAGTGGTTTTCATTGCCCCACTCAAACAACTGTTCACTGTCCCTTACGGTAAGTTCATTGCTGATAGGTTTATTAGTAAGATAGCGGCCCCGGATTCATGGTCGGAAGCATCTGCATTTCAGTGGGCACTTCTTACCCCTGCAAACATTGAGAGTTACTATGAAAAATTTCAGAATGCTTTCGCGATTGCTGTTGATATTGAGACCTTTAAAACTAATCTCGCTATCCGTTGTATTGGTTACACTGGGATATTTATTGAGCGGGGTAGCAATGTACTTACAACTATATCTTTGGTGCTGCCCATAACTAGTGAGTGGGAACTTACATGGATGCGTCGGTTCAATGGTTTGGATGTACCCAAGATATTCCAGAATGGAAAGTATGATAATGCATACCTACTACGCTATAACAGCCAGCCCATTAACTGGCTCTGGGACACAGCCCATCTCTTTCACTCTTGGTATTCCGAGCTACCAAAAGATCTTGCTTTCCTTAATGCCTTCTTCCTTCGTAAGGTGGTATATTGGAAGGACTTGGCTGAGACAAATGATCTGCAAGAATATTACCGATACAACGCTCTTGATACTTGGGCTACAGCTAATGTATGGATACGCCAAATTGAGCAGATGCCTGCCTGGGCTAAACGCAATTACATTCTCGAATTCCCATTGGTCTATCCATGTCTCCTTAGTGAACTAACTGGAATCAAACGAGATGAAGCAGCGCTCCAGGAAACGCGTAAAGCAATTGACTTACAGATTGCCGCTGCGATTACGTCTCTCCAGAAGATGCTTGGATGTCCTTCGTTTAATGCTAACTCCCCGCTTCAAGTAAAGCAACTACTCAAAGTTCTTGGATGTGGGGACATTGAATCCACTGAAGAAAAGGATCTTAAGAAGGCAGCGTTCCGCCACCCCTTAAATGCAAGAATCATTGACGCGATCCTGGATATTCGGGGACTTCGGAAACTTGCAACCACCTACCTAAGGACTGATGATGACGCCAAGAAAACCGGAATCCATGCAGGCGAAGGTGGATCAAAAGATTACAAAGGAAGAGTATTTTACTCTCTCGATCCACACAAGACCGACACCAGCAGGTTGGCGAGTGGAGAATCTGCTTTCTGGTGTGGAGCAAATATTCAAAACATACCAGTTAGAGCAGGCCCTATTGTACGCAAGACAATACGAGCAGACGATGGATTCTTTCTCGGTGAGTGTGACCTTGAGCAAGCAGAATCCAGAGATACGGCCCATATTGCAGGAGATGCAAAGCTTATATCTGCGGTCAGTGGCGAACGGGATTTCCACAGTGTTAACGCTTCGGCGTTTTTTGGCCGTTCTTATGATGATATCTATGACGATCAAGCCAAAAAGACTAAGGATAAAAAGCTACGTGATCTTGCCAAACGAGTTA